AGATAGGTGCGCGACAGCGCGGCGGAGAAGGCATCGGCTGCGGCGGCACCCGCTGCGGTTGCCGCACCCTCAAACGGGTTGCCGATCCGCGCCAGGTCCACCGGATCCAGCGTGCCGATCCTGATGCCACCTTCACCTGTTGCCCATTCCGGCAGCAGGGCCAGAGCAGCATTCAAGCCGTTGGTAAAAGTGTTGATCCGCGTCACGACGCCGTTCAGCATCGCCTCGACGCCGGAGATCAGGCCGTTCGCGGCCTAAAATGCAAAGTCACCGATGGCACCGGGCAAACTGCCCCAGATCGCCACGGCTGCATCATAGGCCCCTTGGAAAATGGCCGCCGTCCGGTCACCGAAATTGACGACTCCTGCAATGGTGCCTTCGAGTGCAGAGAGCCCGGCCGCTTTCAACCCCTCCCAGCCAGCAGCCATATTGGCAAAGGCGGCGTCGAGCGACAGGCCGATGCGCGACCAGACCTCCTTGGCCAGATCGCCCAGCAGCCGGAACGCCTCTCCAACGCCGCCAACCCGGGAGACGAGTTGCGAGAATTGATAGACCAGCTCACCCGCGCCGACGATCAGCGCCCCGATCCCCGTGCGGATCAGTGCTCCACGCAGGAAGACCAGTGCTGTGGCAAGACCGCGCACGGACAGGGCGGCCGCTACCATGCCCGCCACCCAGCGCCCGGCCATAATGCCTGCGAAAGTCGCGGCATAGATGGTCAGCCGTCCGAGGTTGTCGAACAGCGACGTAATTGCGCGCCCAATAGGACCTGTCGCGCGCGCCATGTCAGCGAGCTTTGTCGCGATCGTCTCAAGCGCTGGTGCGACGGCGACGGTCAGGCGGTTGACGAGACCGGTCCAGATCAGGCTCAACCGGGCGATTGCATCACCCGTGCGCTCGATTTGGGCGGAATCACTGGCGCTGACGGCAACCCCGAAATCCCGGACGTCTTGCGCAGCCTCTCGCAGCGTGACGGAATCGATGCGTAAGAAAGCCAATGCTGCCCGGTCGCCGAAAAGGTCCGATGCGACGGCAGCCCGTTCCGCTTCCGGCACGAACTGGTTCAGGGCTTCCTGAATGGCGATGATGCGCTGGTCCAGCGGCAGGGCCTGCAATTGCGCCGCTGTCAGGTTCAACCGTTGCAACGCCCCCACGGCAGATCCCGAACCGGTGGCCGCTTCCGACAGGCGCGTGGTCAGCTTCTTGGTGGCCTGCTCGATCTCGCCCATCGACACACCAGCCAGCTCTCCGGCCCATGTCAGGGTCTGCACACTCTCGACAGTGGTTCGCATTGATTGCGCCAGCTTGGCCTGTGCGTCGACATTGGCGAGGCCCGAGCGGACCATGGCCACGCCAGCGGCAGCTGCGGCGACAGTCACCGCTGCAAGCGCGATCCCGGCTTTGCGGGCAAAGCTGGCAAGGCGGGTGTTGGCCATTTCCATCTCGGTTGACAAGCGGCCAAAGCCCCGCGCGCCGGCATCGCCTATGCCTTCCAGCTCGGCGCGCACCTGGCGGCCGCCTTCCGCGACGAGGCGGACGGATACGCGTTTCTCGGCCATTTCCCTAGTTCCTTGCTTTTGCCGCTTTGGCGTCTTACGTTATGTGTATCGATCATGGAGGCGTATGATGATGTCCGAAACCACAACCCTGTCCTCGAAGTTTCAGATATCGATCCCCAAGGCGATCCGGACGGCCCAAGCGTGGGAGGCCGGGCTGACCTTTGCCTTTATCCCAAAGGGCACAGGGGTTTTGCTGGTGCCGGTCCCGAAGCGGGACGCGCTGAAGGGCATCGCACGCGGAGCATCAGCTACGGAATACCGTGATCGCGTGGACCGATTCTGATGGTTCTTGTCGACACGTCGGCGTGGATCGAGTGGCTGATTGGATCGGCCACCGGAGAGCGCGTGGCTGAATATTTGCCCGAACAAGCAGATTGGCTGGTGCCGACCATGGTCCAGCTGGAACTGGCAAAATGGCTGACGCACGAAGTTGGTGAGGATAAAGCGGATCAGGTGATCGCCTTCACACAGGTCTGTCAGGTCGTGCCGCTCGACACCGAGATTGCCCTTGCCGCCGCAGATGCCTGGCGGGACCACAAGCTGGCAACGGCGGATGCCATCGTGTTCGCCACGGCGCGGGCGCGCGGGGCGACGCTGCTCACCTGCGACGCGCATTTCGAAGGTTTGCCAGGGGTCACCCTGATCGAGAAGATCAAGGACTGACGGCAGAGGTGCCGCCATCTGCGATCTGTTCGTTCAGTTTGCGCACCATCACCGCCTCGATCTCCGGCAGCAGTTCGGCGGCGATGAGGGTGTTGATGCCCAGCGCCCGGGCGAGGGCCAAGGCGGCCCCCATATCCCAGCCCAAAACTGCGCCGGGGATCACGCGCAGCTGACCACCAAGGCGGCCGACTAGATCCCAGACCTGCCAGCCGTCCTGCGTTTGCGGCCGGTTCAGTCGTGTGGGGCAGTTGGGGCAGGTTCTTTCACAGGCGGCGCAGTACCGGTCGCCGCCGCCGAAGGACCACTCGGCGAGGGCGCGGAGACGTTTTTTTCCGCGTCCAGGATCAGGCCGCGTGCGACGTATTGGGTCTGAAACGCCTCGAAGATCGGCCAGATTTCCAGCAGGGCGTCGATGCCTTCGGGTGTGACGTGCACAACTGTGCCCATGGTGTCGCCGACACCTTCCCAATCCAGCACGGCGCGACGGGCGACCGCCTTTGCCATGGCCAGCGCCAGTTCCTCCTGAGAGGCCACTTCAGGGAGGAATTCGATGGCCGGATCGACACGCGCCGAGACCATCAAAGCGGTGGTCAGCGGGGCTACCAACAAACGCAGGCCGGGGGCCAACTCCAGCCATTCGGGGGAAGCGGTCAGGTTCAGACGGATCATCAATAGGTCTCCACATCATTGGTCAGGATTGCTGTGCACATCCGTGCGGGGCTGGTGGCCTTCGCCGCCTGCCAGTCAAACGTCGCCTGCACGCCCTGCGGCCCGGAAATTTCGATCCGGGGGCGCGGCAGATAGACGGCGTGAACGGTGAAGGTGAAGCTCTCGCCAGAAGGCAGGACATAGGCGAAGCTGATCTCGCAGGGATCGCCGTTGATCGCCTGCGTCACCAGTGTGCTGTCGGCGAAGCGCACCTCAATGCGCCCGGTCAGCGCGGCGATGGAGGGGTCGGCCCCATCGATCTTGCCGTCGCTTCGGATGGTCTCGATCCGGTCGAGGTTGTTGGCATAGGTGATTTCCGCCGAGACCACATTGCCAAGCGCAGAGCCATTCCGGCTGATCGCGCCGTTGAAATGGCCAAAACGCTTCAGCGCCAGTTCTGCAGGGGTGCCTGCGCTGCTCAAAGTGGCGATGGTCTCGCCTTGTGCCACCAGCCGGGCGGTTGCCGTCAGCAAACCAGATCGCTGCACCTGCCAAGACAGCTGATCCAGCACGCAGCCGGAATACATCGCAAAGCGCGGCACTTCGGGCATGCCGGTCTCGATTGACATCGACGGGAGGGTCCAGCTGCCCGAGCAGAATTCGTGGGTGTAGGGGCCAATGCCCGAGGTGGTCGCATCACCAAACGCTGCCTTGAGCCAAAACCCGAAGGCTTCGGCGTCGATTGGCACCATCACATCACCATCGGCGGTCACCGCATCCTTGATCGGTGCCAGCGGATCGCGGCCATAACCGAGCAATTCGCTGTTCAGAAGGGGCTGTTCTGATCCCAGCGAGGTACTGGCAAAGGGCATCTTGGTGAAGCCGCTAACTGGCGGGGTGCCGTAAACTGTCTCAAAGCCGAGCGCCATCTGCGCCCGCGCGCCTTGCGCACGTGCCATATCTTTCTCCTAATTATACAGGGTGTCAGGCCAGAGGGCCGGTCGTGGTGTAATGCAGCACAACGGTGATCACCGCCGCCTTTAGGGCTGCTGCGCCCTCAACGGGAAGATCGACTGAAGCCGGGGCTTCGGGTTCAATCCAATCACAGAGCCCGCCCAGCGTGCGATCTGCTTCCAGCGCCACGCCGATGCTGGCGATCAGGCTGTCGAATGCCGTGGCGCGGCCGTTCGATGCCTGGACCACAACCTCCAACTCGGCGTGATGCTGGTAATGATAGCGTAGGGGCGACAGCGTCACCTCGGGCTCGCCCGGCTGGCCGTCGCGCATAATGATCAGCCCCGCCACCGGGATCCGCTCGGGCAGTATGTCATCGCGTAAGGTAAGAGCGGCAAGCAGCTGCAGCCGCGCGAACAGCGCGGCGAGGATGGCTTCGCGGGTGGTGGGCATTTGCGCGCCCCTCTCTGAATTGTGGCTTCTGCGATGGTTTCAGATATGCTAAAGGTAATACCCATGAATACTCACTCGGAGCAGCACCCATGAACGCCGTCCGCCCCATCGCCGTGAAGCTCGATCAGGACACCCGTGACCGCCTCAAGCGGTTGGCGGATGCCAAGGACCGCTCCACGCACTGGATGCTACGCGAGGCTGTGACGCAGTTCGTCGAGCGCGAAGAGAAGCGCGAGGCGTTCAGGCAGGCCGGTTTGCAGGCTTGGGAAGACTATCAGGCCACTGGTAAGCGCGTCACGCATGACGAGGCAGACGTCTGGCTTGCCAAGCTGGAAGCAGGCGAGGAAGTCGAACCCCCTGAATGTCACACCTGATCTGGTCACCCGCCGCGCTGCGGGATGTCGAGCGGCTGTATAAGTTCCTTGCCGAAAAGAACCCTGAGGCCGCCCGCCGCGCGGCCAAATCCATCCGTGAAAGCATGCAGATCTTGCTCGATCAGCCCGGAGTTGGTCGACCGGTTGATGACATGGAGCCGGAGTTTCGCGAGTGGTTCATCACCTTTGGCGACAGCGGCTATGTGTCCCTTTATCGGTTCGACGGTGCGACGGCGGTGATCCTCGCCATACGCCACCAGCGTGAGGCAGGCTATTGACGATAAAAGGGAAAGATTAAACCCTCCCCTCCACCCAATTTGCCACGATCAGTCCCGGCACGCCTTCCACCGCCCGTTCTGCATCCCGCGCCAAGTCCAGCCTCTTGGGCAGTTTGACCTGCGGCACAAGCAAGAAGATCGGCACGGTCGCCACGCCGCGCCCGGTCTTGGACTTCGATGCCACTGCCCGGCCCTTCGAGTTCAGTCGTCCTTCCGCCACCAGCAGGCTCGGGCCCCTGCGGCGGTAGATGAACCGCAAACGCAACCCAGCGCGGCGTTCCCATTCGCCGGGCGTGATGCGGCCACCCTTGCTGCTTTTGCCAGCGGCCGCAGTCGGGATAGCCAGCCAGAACCCGTTCTTGGACCGGATCAGCGGGCCGGTGTCATGGGCGCCGACGATCACTGGTGCGTTGGACCAGACCAAGGCCGCCGCGCTCAGACTGTCGCCGGACTTTGGGAAGCTGGCGAGCGGGATAGAATTGCCAAGCCGGGTGCCCAGCCCGGCGCCGGTGATCTGCGTCCGCCAGGCCGATTTCAGGCCCGTTCCGGCCTCGCGCATGGCGGCCGTGACTGCGCGTTCTCCGGCTGCAACCTCGGCCGCCATCATGGCGACGATGTCAGGATCAATGGCGAGCTTCAGTTTCATGCGGGGCGCAAGTCCAAGGTCCAGACAAGCCGCTCGCGGTCGCGAACCGGCTCGCCCTGAATGAGGAAGGCCTCAGAACTGATCTCGATCCGTTCGCCGGGGCGCGGGTTGGGGACCTCGGCCACTCGCAGGTCGATGCGGGTGGTTTCCGACCACAGACGCGTGTCGCCGAACGCAGTAATGTCGTCCGCGCGGCGCATGACCACGCGGACGAGGACGGGCGTTCCACCGTCGGCAATATAGACCGCATCTCGGGCGATGTTGGGATCGCAAAAGATGTTGTCGATGGCAGCGATAAAGACGGACATGGGCAACCCCTCAGTTGGCGCTGAAGAGCCGGATCGCAAGGCGCGGGCGCTTGTTTACCGGCAGGATCGATCCTTCCGTCATCAGGTCGATCCATCGGCCCTTGGCGTCCATCATCTGGCGGGCATAAAGCGGTAGGCCGATGGTGTTGGCGGTTTCCAGCAGGTTTGCGGGTCCGCCATAGGTCGTGAAGGTATCGAAGGTGCCCATCGGAAACGCGATGCCCTCGCCGGTTGGGATCAGCCGCTCAGAAGTGCCGCTCGAGAGCGTGACTGAGCCGTTATATTCCTCAAAGAGGACGCCCGCAAAAGGGAAAGCCCGGCGCATGTCTTCGCGCAGTGGCTGGCCGCCGGTGGCCGAGAAGAACTTGTAGGCGTCTTCCGTCTTAGGATGGCTGATCAGCTTGTCGAAGAACTCGGAGCTGACCAGCGCGTGCGCGGTGGTCATGGTCTCGCCCATCAGATTGTCCTCGATGGCGCGCAGGGTGGTACGGACTTTCCCCTGGATGTTGGTGCCAGGGGTCCCAAAAACAAAATCGACCGAGATCTGATCAAGGCCGAATTCGGTGAAGTAATTGTAGAGCGTGGTGCCAGCGCCATCCTTTACGATGCCGCGCAGCGCATTCATCTCCATGTATTCGCGGGTCTGGGCGTGCTTGCGACGCATCAGCGTCAGCTTGCGGTTCATCACCTCGACCAGCGGGTCGGTCGCATCAGAAAGGCCCAGCGCGGGCATCCCTTGGACGTCTGCGGGCAAAATCACGTCGTCATGCGGGATCCACGGCAGGGCAAACGAGCGCATCGAGCGTGCCTCGCGGTTGCCGACGGTGGCGGGCGCGCCGAGAGGGACCGAGGGCAGCAGGCTCAGCACACCCTCGCGTTGCTCGATGACGATAGAGCGTTGGGTGACGCCCTCGAAGCGGAACAGGCCGATCTGGCCGAGGCGGGTGTAGAGGTTGGGCAGGATGTTGATGGCCTGCGTCATCTCGGCAAGCGAATAGCCGCCCACATCAAATGGGTTGCGGGTGATGGTCATGGGGAACTCCAAGGAAAGAGGGGGGTACAGGTTGGCTGCGCTAGGCAATCCGGCGCGCGTCTGGGAGGATCAGGCTTCGAAGGTCAGGCAGTGTCGCGCGCGATAATCCCGGCGGCTGCCAGTTGGCCGATTTTGGTGACGATCTTGGCACCGTCATCGACGGTAGCGTCGTAAGCGAGCGCTGCCCGCGAGACGATGGCAGGGCCCCGCGCCACGACAATGCCAGTCGCATCGGCCAGCGTGGCGTCGACGGCGAAGAGCAACACGGCGCTAGCGGTCTGCGCGCCATCGCTGCCGCCGCTGGTGGCCAGCTTGTATTTGGCGCTGGCGGTGATGCGGCCCAAGACCGAGCCGACCGGATAGGGCATGCCGGCCATGAGCGTGATGGTCTCGCGGGTGTAATTCGGGTTGACCTCGTATTTGAGGACATCGCCCATGGTCAGGGGTTGGTTGAGGACGGTCATGGTGGCGTTCCTGTATGAGGGGGCAAAAGGCATCCCACGCCGGGGCGGTGCGGCGGGGAACAGTCAGGCAAAGAGATGTTGGGTTTCGGTCTTGGTAAGGCCGTGCCTTCAGGCCCGGCCGCCTGCTGCGGCTGCGCGTTTTGCAGCCGCTACGATCGGGCTTTCCTTCGCCTGTGGCCGGACCGGCGAGGGCGGAGCGGCCACAATGTCGCGCGCGTCGGCGGCAGCACTTGCGCGCTCAATCACGAGGCGACGCAGGGCCTCGGGGGATGTGCCTTCGCGCAGCGCTTTCGCCGCGTCGATGGTAACACCGAGCCTGCCTGCCTGCGCCGCGATCTCGGCGATCTCTGCCGCGGCTTCACGAAACTGCGCTGACAATTCCGCCAGATTGCCCGGCTGCGTCATTGCAGGAGCCGTGGGTGCGGTTGCCGCTTGGGGCGTTACCGGAGCGGCAGGCGGATCATCCGCCGTATCTGTATTGTCGTTCTGCGGTTCGGTCGCCTGATCGAGAACGTCCTGTGGGCTGTCGCCGGGATCATGTTCGGTGGCCATGCGTGCCTCCTGTTTGGGGTGGGAAAGGGATGCGCGCCGAGCGCGCGCAGGTGATAGCGCTGGGGTGCGGGTCATCAGTTGCCGGAAGGCCGCAAAGCCGCGCGCAAGGTCGGTCACTTCATCAGCGAGGCCCGCAGCGATGGCATCGGCCCCACGATAGGTAGCGGCCTCAGTCGCCATTGCGGCGTCCTGGCTCAGCCGTCCGGCACGACCGGCGGCGACGGTCTCAGTAAAGAGAAACCGCAGCACATCGATCTCGCGCTGGATGTCGTCGCGGATCGCCTCGGGCAGGGGTTGATAGGGATTGGCATCGACCTTGTGGCTGCCGGAATGGATCAGTGTTACCCGCATCCCGTCTTGATCAAGCTGACCGCTGAGATCGGCGTGCATCACCACGACACCGATGCTGCCCAGAGCACCGGTGCGCGGCAGCAGGATACGGGTTGCCTGACTTGCCAGAGCATAGCCCGCCGAGAAGGCGTGTTCGGCCACAAAAGCCCAGACGGGTTTTGTGGCGCGAATTGCACGAATACGATCTGCAAGGTCAAAAACACCCGCGACTTCGCCGCCAAAACTGTCAATTTCCAATGCAAGACCGCGCACGGCGGGGTCATTAGCCGCCACTTCGATTTGGGCAGCGATCCCTTCATAGCTGGTCTGGCCCGAGGATTGTCCGATCCAGCCGCCGCGGTGGATCAGCACGCCGGAGATTTCGATCACGGCGATGCCATCCACCACCGGGTAGGGCGCCTCACCATGCTGGCGGTAATCGTTCAGCATGCCACCGGCCAAGATGCTGGCGCGCGCGGGCGGGACGACGGTGCTTTCCAAGGCGCCGTTATCGTCACCAATCTCGACCCGGCGCCCAAGGATGCGAGGCCCAAGGCCGGAGAGAAACGCCATGGCTTTGGAGGGCTCAATCAGCAGCGGCGTATTGAAGGCGCGCGCGGCAATGCGGGCGTGCAGCATCAGGACTGGTCCTTTGTTTGGTTTTGCATTTCCAATCTCCATAAGGTAATGTGATGCAGTGATTTGTAAGGAGTAAGGTCATGCAGGAATCAACTGTGACGATCAAAGGCCAGACGACTTTGCCCCGCGATGTCCGGGCAGCACTTGGCCTGACCAGCGGAGACCGGGTGCGTTATGTCATCCTCGACGGCGAGGTCCGCATCCTGAAGGCCCGCTCGGTCAAGGAACTGCGCGGGGTGCTGGCGCGCCCGGGTCAGGCCCCCGTGACGCTGGAGGCCATGGACGAGGCCATCGCCAGCGGTGCCGCCGCAAGCATGAGGCCTGATCCGTGATCGCGGTTGATACCAATGTGCTGGTGCGTTTTCTTGTGCAGGACGACGCCGATCAGGCGCGGATCGCGGGCGATATCTTCGACCAGTTGACGGATGCTGAGCCTGGCTTTGTCAGCCGCGAGGTGTTGATCGAACTCGTCTGGGTTCTGGAGCGCGCCTATGGATACGGGCGCGCGCAGATTGCAGGGGCGCTGGATGGGTTGTTGTCCTCGACCGAGGTGCGGATTGAGGCGGGTGATGATGTCGGGTCCGCGCTGGATCTTTACCGCAATGACCGCTTTGGCTTTGCCGATCTGATGATCGCCGCCGCTGCCCGGCGCGCAGGTGCTGCCGAGCTTGTCACATTCGACCGGAAAGCTGCGAGATTGCCCGGGGTTCGGTTGTTGCTGGGGTAATCATCCCCTTTCCGGCTGGTCCTCTCCTTCGCGCGGACGCTCTTCCGCGTCATCGGTTTCATCTGTCTGGTCGGAGTCGTCGTCTTTGCTCTCATCCTCCCCCGGGCCTGACAAAGCCTGCACGCCTTGCGCGGGTGAGCCGGGGCGGCGGAAGTCGAGGCCCAGCGCGCGTTCGCGGGCGCGCTCCGCCGCGATATCGCGGTCGACTTGTTCTGCGTCATAGCCACGTTCGGCGATGGCCTGCGTGCGGGATTTGAGGCCCGCCTCGATCTGGGCGATTTCTGCATTGGCGTCTTTCAGCGGATCGACCCAGTCCCACTTAGTCGGCAGCCAATCGGCGGCGAGGATCTGACTGCGGTTGGCCTCATAGCCCGGCAGCGTGAGGGCCCCTGACAACACGGCGGCGTCCATCCAGCGCGCGTAGACAGGACGGCAAAGCTGCCAGACCATGACGGAATGCTGCCAGGCTGAGACGCGGCGGCGGAACTCGATCAGCGCCAGGCGCGAATTCGAGAAGTTCCCCTTCACCATGTCATTGGCGATGTACGGATAAGGAATGCCCAGTGCTGCCGAGATTTGCAGCAGTGTTCGGTACTGAAACGGCTCGTAGGTGCCGCCGCTATCGGCAGGCTGGCCGATGGTGACATCTTCGCCCGGATCCAGCCGCACGATCTGGCCGGGACTGATTTCGACCCCGTCTGGCCCGTCTTCATCCTCCGGCGCGAGGGGATTCTCTGGTGCGGGGGAGGTCACGAACATCGCATACATTGCCGCGACCTTTTTACGGTCCAGCTCAGCGTCATCATACTGGTCGAGCAGGAACAGTTTGACGATGGCGGGAGCCAGCTTCGAGACCCCGCGCAGCTGACCCCCTTCGACCGGGTCGATGACATGGATCACCTCGGAGGCGGGCACCCGCACGATTTCGCCCGCAAGCCCCGGATCTGTGCTGTCGCCCGGGTGGCGGCGAAAGAAATGATAGGCCACGCGCCGTCCGATCTGGTCGAACTCGATCCCCTGGCGGATGGGATTGCCAGCAGCGGAAACGCCGGTCTGTTCCAGCGGCAGCATCTCTGATGGCAGCATCTGCATTTGCACAGGCACGCTCAGGCCGTCGCCCGCGCGCCGTGGGCGAAAGCGAAAGAACACCTCGCCTGCAAGAAAGACCTCGCGCGCCGCACGACGTTGCAACCCATAGAAATCTGTCAGCCCTTCGGCATCGGCCTCGTCGGTCCAGGCGAGCCAGAGCCGCTGCAGCTCTTCTTTGCGGGCGGCATCCGCGTTCTTCGAGATTGGCTTGATGCCATCGCCGACGGTATTGGCGGCCCAGCTTTCGACCGCGTTCACGGCATAACCGTTGTTGCGCATCAGCCAGCGCGCGCGGGCGGTGATGTCGGGCCCGCTGGCTGCGATCAGGGCATTTACATGGGCGCGGGTCGCCCGAAACCCGCGTAGACGCCGGTGATGCTGGCCTGCGTCAAACCCACCAACAAATGCACCAAGACGCTGCCGCCAGTTCATCACAGATCCTTCGCGGCATAGGGGCGCAGGACGCGGCGGCCGGGTTTTTCCAAGGCCGCAATCCGCCGCTCGATGTCTGATGTCGCCGCTGCCAGTTCTGCGTCCGAGCCATAGGTCACGCTCTTGCCGTCATAACTGACACTACGCGTGCCGCTGTAGCGCGCGACCAACAGTGCGCTGTGGCGGGATTTAAGGTCATCGAGGGTCATTGGGGATCCATCATTCCATGTATTTGGGCGTGCTGATCTTCCAGCCGCGTCGCCGGGGCGTGGTCACTTGCCCGGCTTGCGGGGTTGTCGGTTTCTCAGGTGCGGCGATCGGCGAGACAGCGACGGTCTCCACCCCGGCCTGTTTCTCCAGCTGCCGCCACATTCGCTCATCGAAACGGTCAGCCCCAAGGATCCAGGCGGCGGCGCGGGCATAGATCCGTGTATCCAGCGCCTCGTTACGCTCGCGCATCTTTTGCCATTCCTGATGGGCATACCCGCGCTTGTTGCGCACTGTGACGAGCTGTTCAGCCACCAGCTGCTTCAGCCATTCGCTGTCCGCCCAGTCCGGCAGATGGATCGTGCCAGCGGGGGCGGGGGCATCCGGTTCCGACGGCCGCTCAACGCGCAGATAGCGGTAGGTCTCCGCCTTGAAGGTCGCCGTGGCCACCGTCCAGAGCCGCGCGCCGCGCTTGAGCTTGCGCCCGTTAACGGTCGCATCGACGAAGGTCGGCCCCGAGACCGGCGTGGCCCGATTGAAGCCCTCGATCCCCTTCACGGGTGCCACCTGCGCTATGCCCTGCTTGCGCGACCAAGCATAGACGGCAGCCGACTCGTAGCCGGTATCGATGGCAAGTTTGGCCAGCGTCATGTTCGCACCCTTTTCATGCGCCCATGTGTGACCAAGCAGTGCTGTCAGCCGGTCCCAGCAGGCTGGATCGTCCGGTCCGCCCGGGATCACGATGTGATCGACAAGCCAGCTTTCAAGGCCTCGGCCCCAAGCCCAGACATCGACCTCGATCCGGTCCTTCTGCACGTCCGCCCCGGCTGTGAGGAACAGCCCGCCTGCGGGGATCTGCGCTGGGAACGCCCTGCGCCGATCCGCCAGCCGCTGCCATTCTGGCGCCTCACCGCTCTCGGTCCAGGTCTCGCCCAGAAGCGTATTACGCGCGGCGCGCAGCATCTCGTCCGAGCCTTGGGCCGCGAGCCAGTCCCGCGCGATCTGTTCCCAAGATTTCCAACCGATTGGCGAATAGAGCGCCGAGAGGTGGAAACCGATGGCGTTGGGGTCTCTGGAGACCGCCGTCGCCCGCCACTCGCCACACGCCAGCATCTCGGTCTTGTGATGCTCGGCGATGGGGCGTTCGCAGCCCGCGCAAACATAGGCCGCCGTTTCCGGTTGCTCCTTCGCCCAGCGCAGCCGTTCGAACTGGAGCCATTGCCTGTGGTCACAATGCGGGCAGGGAACGAAATACCGCCGCTGGTCGGAGGCTTCGAACTCGCGCTCGATGCGGCTCAGCCCCCGGATCGTCGGGGTCGAAACCATGAATACCTTGCGCCGATGGGCAAAGGTGGTGGTGCGGGCCTCAGCCAGCGTGACCGGGTCGCCTTCCTCATCTGCTGACGCTGGATAGGCGTCAACCTCGTCGAGAAACACATAGCGCGCCGGCATCGAGCGCAGGCCGGTGGCAGAGTTTGCGCCGGTCAACACGAGGATACCGCCCGGAAACTCCTTGGACAGCATCGAATTGCCCGCGTCGCGCGAGCGGGCGGGGCTCACTTGCTCTTTCAGCGCCGGGCTGTCTTCGATCAGCGGGTCAATCCGGCCGCGTGAGGTGCGTTTTGCCATCTCCAAAGTGGGCAGCACGGCAAGCATCGGCCCGGGCGCGTGGTGAATGACGAAGCCGATCCAGTTGTTGCCAGCCTCGGTCGCGCCGACTTGCGCGGCCTTCATGAACGTCACACGCTGCGCTGGGTGGTTGGGCGACAGGGCATCCATGATCTCGCGCAGGTATGGCGTGCGTGCGGTACGGTACTGACCGGGCTCAGCGGAGGCCCGCGACGACAACTTTCGATGCGCATCGGCCCACTGCGACACCGTCAGGTCCGGATCAGGGCGGATCCCGCGCCGCCAGTGCCGCAGGATATCCTCGGCACCATCAAAGGCGAGATCGAGGCCGTCGGTTAGATCGCCGTCGTTTAGGCTGTTATCTTGTTCTTCTTCATGCAAGCGAGACCCTGAGGTCTGCCAGGGCGGTGAGCTGCTCTCGGACATGGGTTTCCAGCGTCCTCTGCAGGATCGCAGTCTCGATCGTCACGGGCACGCCCGATGCCTTCTCCATCTCTGCGGATATTTGTGCGGCCATGAGGGCGGCCACCCGGGTGGGCCAGGTGACCCAGACATCGCGCTCCTGGCGCGCAAGGCGAAACACCAGCGTCTCAGCCCGAGCGCGGTCGACAAGAACGCCCTTTTTCTTCTGGATCGAAAGCTGGCGCTCCTGCGCCTGATAGACCGTCAGCGCGGTGCGGGCCTTGAGATAGGAGGTGCTGTCGCCCGGTCCAGAGACCGCATTCCCATCGCTGCTGGCACCGCCACTGCCCGCAAAGCCGCCCCGTGACCGCATTTTCTGATCAGGATCTGTCATCGCGACCCTACGCGCATCCGAGGCGGCCGCGTTGATCGATCCGTCGGCAAAAAGCACCAGACGGCCGGTCTTGCGCGCCTTTTGCAAGGCCCCGCGCGACAGGCCGGAATGGGTCGCATAGGCGCGCTCAGATATACCTTCCATGGCGCTTTGAATAACCTCAACATATTGAAAATAAATAGGAAAAACTGCCTATTTGAGTTGATTACACTCTCGGACAGAGCGATTCATGGTGTCAGAAAGCGGGTGCATC